AATGATGGAGTTTTAACGTCCACATTGATATTTAGTGCTGCAGGGAGGTTTTGAGCAGCAACATTAGTTGCTACACCAGTCAAAGTGCTATCAATTTGCAAATTGTTAACAGGAACAATTGTTGGTGGTCTCAAGAATCCAGCGTTCATAGAAACCTCAAAACTATAGTGATTATGAGATCTAATTCCTGTATGATCTTCACCATTGTGGTTTAGAGTTGTTGGATATGTTTTAGATGTACCGCCAGCATTAGCAATTTGGTTTGCTGATTGATTACCATACCAGTTTTTTCTATTGGTAAACAATCCACTTGCTGCTGCTTCTCTGTAGTTACAGTTTCCACTAGCACCAGAGTTACCATTCAAAGGTCTAGGATGAGGACCAGACCAAACAGGTTGATCAACACCAAGACCACCACCAATACTATTAGTGTTTAGTTTTGCAGGTCCAGCTGTAGAAACAATTGTTATTCCTTCCTCAAATGTAGTAACAAATCCAACTCCAGGAAGAACAGAATCTCGTGGTGATTGTAGTGATTTTTGTTTTTGATTTCCTTCTACAGAAGATCCAAAAGAGGGACATTGGAATCCTTCAACGAAACCAGCATCAGGGTCAGCACGATTATATCCAGACTCACCTGAGGGATTAGCATGTCTATGAGAAGGCATGTGATCCTTAGAAAGTCTTCTAGGAACTGTATAGAATGATTTGAAGTATGCTGGTGGGTTGATACTAAAATCTCTAATCTGTGCGGTTAGATTACTGGAGTCAGAAACAACAAAGTTAATGTCTGCTGTAGCATTTGCTGATGTTGGTGGAGTAGTTGTGTCTCCGTTACCAGCAATAAGTTGTGTAGTTCCTGCTCCAGATGGTGTTAAAACATCAGCAACTGATGGTAGAACCCACTGAACTTCAAGAACAACATCTTCCTGAGCATTTGAACCAAACAAAGATGCAGGGATTGTGAATTGATTTCCTGCTGCAAATCCAGATCCAGGTGCAACAACGTTATCAATACCAACTCTACCAGCAGAGTTGCAACTTACACTAAGTTGCAGTCCAGTACCAGAAACTCCAGTACCATTTGCTAAGTTTGCGGTTCCATTAGTAATTGTTTGTGGATTAGTAGCACTTCTAAGTAAGTCAACCTCGCCCTGAATAATGTTGATACCACCGACAGCACCAGATGAATAATTTTGTCCCATCTGCAGTGCAGTTATAGACAAATAATCTGCTTCGTAATCAGCAAGGACTCTACCATTCAGTGTAGGCAGTCTAAACTGATCTCCAAGAATGTATGCACCATAAGCTCTACCATTCAGTCCATTAGTAGGACCATAGGTGTTACCAATAACTGAAGCAAGAACTGGATAGTCAATTGCTTCTAGTGTTTGTCCATTGCATTCGATCCAACCATCAGGTTTATCTCCTGCACTTCCTGTCCAAGGGAGAATGGTGCCGATTGAAGCAGCACGCATTCTCCTTTCTGTTTCGTAACTTTTAGACATTTTTAGTTATCAAATTTCGGTTAACCACCATCCTCTATATGTAGTCGGGATTGACTGACCACCACCATCTTGTGATCCCATAAAGACTAGTCCGAAACCAGCATTTCTAGTTTGGACAATCAACTCACCACCTTGATAAGCGGAAGGAAGACCACCAGCGTTTGTACCAGTGGTATCACCTTGAATAGCAACACCAGTTGGAGCGCGAAGAATTATAGACTGTGCATATGAGATTGAACCAGTAACTTCAATAAATCTAATCATATCACCCGTCTCTGCATCATCTGGTAGGGTTAGAACTGTATCCGCAGAGACTGCGACGATGTAGTTGTGACCAGTTTCAAGTGTTGTGTTAGCGTTGATGTAATCCCATCTACGACCACCGTTCTTGTTATAGAACTGAGTAACACCGAATGCATCAATAGCAGCATCACGACGGATTCTATAGTTTCTATTACCACTTTCACCCATGTTTGTGATGCTTAGTGGATAATCAGTGCTACTTGGGGTTGTGGTTGATGTACCAACCAACGTGAGATGACCACCGTTAACAGTTAGATCACCTTCACCATATGCACCACCAGTTTCACCGATTGTTGTATCACCATCAGCATTTGCGACATGGAAGACACGATCTGCGCTACCAAATCCAACACCAGTACCATGATCTTTGAATACCGAGAGATTATCACCGAGTCTGATATGACCCTGAACATCTAGGTTACCATTGCTATTGTCGAAGAATAGAGCGAGGTCATCACTATCACTATCAATATTACCACCATTTCCGTTGGTAATTCTGAAGACATTAGACAACCAGAACATACCATCAGATCTGAGTCTAGCATTAGGATCTGCCGTAGTTCCATCACCAACAAAGTCAGTAGTACCAGCAGCATTGATTGTAAATCTCTCTGTTGGATTGAGACCAGTTCCATTAATAACTCTGAACTTGTTATCATCTGCATTGGTTGATGCAACAGCAGTGAGGTTAATGCTGAAGTCTTGCTCACCAAGAATGGTTGAGTCAACACCACCAAAGACAGAATCAATTACAAATCTATCCTGATTTGCACCGTTATTAACAGTAAACTTCTCAGCATTTGTGCTGTTAACAGTAATAACTTCTACAAATTCACCTGATGGGCAAGTGGTGCTTGGACTGATTCTCAGGTAATCACCAACCTTAATCTGACCACCAAACTCAGCGAGAGCAATCAAAGTATCGCTGAAGTTGAGGACTGCACCAGTAGTAGATCCGCCAGTAATGTCTAGAGCACCACCGCCAGGATCAGCTGCTAGATTAAATCTAGTGACGCTATTAGCAGTATCGTTAATAACGTTCGCTACGAAGTATGTTGTACCTTGTACGATAGCACCTTGAATGCTTCCGATTGAACTAAAGGAAACTGCATCACCTTCTTGTAGTTCACCAATGGGAACTTCAAGTGTATCTGCAACTGCATTTAGATTAGATACTGCAGGAGTTGCTGCGTTCTGTGGAACTCTACCAACGGTATATGTTGCACCAGGAGACTTAGCAAGTTTGTTGATAACCGTGTTATCTGCTGTGTTGGTTGGAATAGTTGTACAATCAACACCTCTGTTAACAGGAACGATTCTAGTATTAGCATCTGGACCAGGAGAGATAACCTCAACCAGTTCAGTACCGATGATTAGAATATCACCGATCTCAATACCCTCAACGTTATTAACAGGAAGTCTAGTATACTCAGCATCAGAAGGATTACCAGTCCAAGCGTTAGTGCCTGATCCAGTATCAACCAACGTGTTCTGAAGTGTGATGCCAGTTGAAGTACCAGGAGTACCAGAGAAGACAATAGGAGTACCACCCTCAGTAGCAGCAATCTGAAGTGTTCCATTAGCAGCAGAACTATTAACGACGAAGTATGTTGTAGTGGTGTTTACATTGTTAGAAAGACCAGTGGTATCACTGAATCTAACTGTGTTACCATCGAGGAAATAGTTATCTGCAACAACCATTTGACCGTTGCTACCATTTACACTGGTAATAATTTCAGCACCATCAATATCAGCGATGAACTCATAGAAGTCAACATTCAGATTTGAAAGTGAACCAGCAGAGTGTGCAATCTTACTGGTATTCAGTGATGCTCTAGTAACAGTAACAGTACCACTGTTTGATCCACCATTCATGGTGACATCACCCATCATGTCTGTATCGCCGTTAACAATCAGAGAGTTTCTAATTGTTGTTGTTCCAGCAACACCACCAAGAGTGAACTGTGACGCTCTCGATGCAAAGTTGACGATGTTACCAGCACCAGATCTCGTAAAGAGATTAATAGTAGAAGAATTAGACTGAATATCACCACCATTAACATCTAGATCACCATCAAGAATTGTCTGAGCGTTCTTAACAGTCAGTGTGGAGTTAGCAGTATTCTGGAATCCACCACCAATTGTAATAACAGACGTTGATGTAGGATTATTATTTGGTGTTGTACCAATGTTAATAACCGATCTGTCTAGACTGGTATGAATATTGAGAGTACCAAGTCCTGCAGAAGATGTACCAATATTGATAGTTTGATCTGCTGTTGCATCATCAGCAATGTTAAGTGCAGTAGCATCACCAAATGCATTGACTGTGAGTGCATTATCATTCAGTAGATTGAATGTCGATTCATTTGTTGTGATATCTCCACCATCAACATTGAGATCGCCGTCAATATCTACATTAGCATTTGCACCAAGTAGTTTAAGTGTACCATTAATTGTTAAAGTATCACTTAGATCACTTCTGGATAGGTTAATACCAACACGATTGTTGACTGTATCAACTCTAAACAGTGCTGTAGATTGTGGTGAAGCAGAGTCACCGCCAACTAGGAATGCTTCATGAACATTCGTCTCACCCTTTGCAGTTCCAGTACCAGCCATGTACTGAGCATTAGTGATTGTTCTACCACTAATGAATGCATTACCAACAACATCCAAGTTTGCTCTTGGTTCTTGCTGATCATATGTTGTTCCACCAGCAGAATATGTTAGGAATCCAAATTCGTGTGCAGCATGTGCAGTACGAGCAAGTGTGTTAACACCCAACTTATACTCACCGATAGCATCAGTATCAGTTCTAAGTGCTTCAGAACCAAGAACACCAAATTCTTTCCACGATTCTTCAGAACGCTCTAGAACTGCAGTTGGTTGATTTGTTGGATCCCAAGTGTAAGTTGCACCAGTGATCGCATTAGCAACAACAAATTCAATAAAGTCATTATCAGCACCTGTTTGATCTGCTCTTGTAACTGTCCATAGACCGTTGATCAGTGGTTGAGAGAATCCTTGAATGCGGATTGTCTTACCAACACTCATCTTAATGCTGGTGTCTGCGTTCGTTAGAACACCACTCCAGTTAATTCTAACAGTTGCAGAACCATTGGTTACAAGATCAAGAATGCTACCAGCAGGGATCTCTTGATAATAGTTCGCATAGATCCATCCAAGAGAACCAGAGTTTTGGATAGAATTGCCCTTCAGCAACATATCTCCTGGTTGTGGATTCGCATCTACATCTGTAGATTGATAATATCTTACAAACTGGTCAGATGAGAATGTTGAACTTTGATCAGGAGTTCTGTTAGTTGGGATCTGCTCAGAGTATGAATAGTGAGTTCTCTGACTATATGTCTGTCCAGGGAAGGAAACTGTACCGCGACCTTTTGTCTCAAAAATAGCCGCGGAAATTTTATTGCGATCAATGGTAATGTCGCCATCACTTCGGTTAGCGAAATTGCCTCTTGTTAGAGTATTATCTTCGTTACCACCATCATTTCTTGGGTTTGATTGAATGACCAGTGCTGGTGATTCTGAAGGTGGTTGAGTATTGATGATGACTCTGTTGTTGAGGTAAGAAATACCTTCAACAGTGATCTTATCCTTAAATGTAACTGGAGTATCAAATGATGTGACCAGTGACTCAATAGGATCAGAATCATCCTCAGACTCAGCTAGAACTGCTCTCTCAAGGAACTCCTCTTCGCCTGTAATAGCGTCAATCTTACGGTTACCGATATAAAGGTCACCGTTAGAGTTTAGACCCGTGTAGAAGACGATACCGCCGTCTTGGCGCTTCGCTTGAGCATAGTAGTCTTGGAACTCAGTTAGAATGACTTCCTGACGTGCTGGGAGACCTGTGGAGTAGTTACCAGGACCGAAACCAAGGTATTCAAACGTGTGGTTACCAGATCTTGCGATAGATGGTCTACGTAGTTCAACATAAACTTTCTGATCGTGAACCGATGCAGTATCACCAGCAATAGGAATCTTTCTTTGCTCGGAACCAGATGTTGCATTACCATCTTGTGCAGCAATTGAGTTAGCACCAGTGTAGGTGTAATCTTCAAAGTATGCACTTTCAGTTAGATCAACAACTGCCTCTTTCGTCATTGAACGCTTGTAGTCGTTGACGTAAACTAGACCATGAGTATAGTTATCAGCAAAAGAACTAGATGCCTGTGGATCTTTGATTAGAGTATCCTTAGTACCATTGTTATCGATAACCTGATACCAAGTTGGATCGTTCTTGTAGTCTAGAGGATACAGTGATGAAATAGGTTGAGAGAACTTAAAGTTCTGGAAGTTGTTAGCAACACCAGCACCACGAGGTAGTGGAGTGACGTTACCACGAACAGCAGTTAGATAGTAAATACCATCTTGCTGACCAGATACACGCTCTTGAATCTCTTCAGCATCAAAGATGTAGAAAGTATCATCGATATCATTCTCATCTTCAACAGAAAGAACCTTATAGGTATTACCAACAGAGTCGTCTACAGTATCACCAGGAGTTAAAGTGAATACGTTAGCACCCTGTACAACATAGAGATACTCAGAAGTTAGATCTCTACCACCATTTACATCTGCCTGTTGATCAGCATAGACACCATTTTGATCAAATCTTGTGTTGACCAATGGATCATATGTTGGACGAGCACTAACATCTTTCAGAATGATGAAATGCTTAGCACCGACATTAAAGTAAGCGTGAATGTAACCAAAACCACTGGAACCACCAGTCCACTCAACTCTATTTGATACAGTGGATGATGTCTTACTTACAGTAAATGTACCTGCTTGAGGTGCATTAATCTCTACAGTGTGGAAGACTGTGTTCTTAAGTTGTGGTGCGTTTGTATCATCAACAGTATGGTCAAACGCGGTAACTTCTAACAGTGGTTGAGAGTTAATAGAAACCGTTCTAGCAGAGCGGATGCTGAAACGTAGGAAGTTATCTGTGTTAACAATAACTGGATTGTTATCTGGATCATAGATATTATCCTTATCTAGAGTACCAGCCTGAACTGCAGCATCAAACTGATTAACAGACATACCAATAACCTCAGCGGCATTGGTTGTATCTGGGTTACGGAACTCTGCTAATGCGGGAGCACCTCCAATAGGTTCGAGTACGATTCTCTGAGGTAGAAGATTTCTCTTCGTATCAGTACGAATCTTGATAACAAAACCATTGTTTGGTTTTCTTACAGCACCAGGGAAGTCTTTTGGTTGGACATAACGCAAACGATAGATTCTATCATCTTTATCACGCTTATCTTCAAGACGTGTGTAGAAAGAGTCAGTTGTCTGAACCTGACCAGAAGCAGAATCATAGTCACTCTCACTGAATCTTCCTAAGATGTTATCGTCGTTGGAAGTCTCATCTTTAAGATTTAGATACCAGAGACCATCAGTAATTGCAGGCGCTCTAGATGCACTTGTATCAACAAACGTTGGGTCAAATCTCATTGGAGATACACGCTTGTTAGCGAAGACGTACCAGAACTGAGTCGTGCTGTTGACTAGTGTTACTTCTGGCGCACCAGTAATTGCATCTTGTGCCGTAGCAAAGATCTTAAAGGTATCATCGCTATTGTAGCGTACATAATACTCAGTTGTACCAGAGATTTGTGTACCGCCAATACCAGACAGTGTGGGTAGAGTACCTACCTGACCATCAGAACCTTCTGCTCTGAAGAATACCTTCTGAATATAATCAGCACCCAATCCTGTTGTTGGTTTGTCGAAGATGTGTGCAACATCCGTCTTCAATACTGTACCGCTGCTACCATCGAAAGTAACACGATACTCGTGAAGATTGTATGTTTCATCTAGAACATACTGTTGGATTAAGATCTCAACATCATCATCAATCGCCTCAGTTTCAGGTGAATAGATGTAGATACCTGCTGCAGCGTTCTCTTTGGTGTTAGCAAGCATCAGTTTAGTCTGATCGCCACCATCAAAGATACCACTATAAACACTTGCTTGGTTATAGTTAAATGGTTGAGTATCTCTACCAGGAGCAATTACAAAGTAAGTTCTGTTTGGTTGGAATCCAACTGGTAGACGGATATCTCTTTCATCAGGAGTTGTTCCTGCTTTTGCTCTAGCAACCAGACGAACTGGGGTTCCAGTTTCAAAGCGGTGAGGATTAGTACCACCAGCATTAACAGTGAATAGTGTTGCACGGTTAGCAAACTGTGACGTAGATGTCGTTGGATTCTGACGAGCAACTACTGTCTGCTGTGGTGATGACTTAGTTGTACCAGCAAATACACCAGCGTTCGCAGGATATACAGTACCAGCATTATCAATACCAGCTTCGATCAAGTTGAACAAAGTGGTCATTGCTGAGATAACATCAGCACAATATTGTCCACCAACAGGATTAGGATCAACAGTAATTGTTAGATCTCTAGTCTGTGTGTAAGTGGTGGTGAGACCAGCGCGAGGGTTGTATACAATGTTCTGGATGACTGCTGTAGCAATCTCCAGTGCCTTATCGAAGACATATACTGATTGCTCTTCCTCACCAGCAACGTGAGCACCAGTTACATAGAGATTAGCAGCATCATATACTTGGTTGTTTGAACCATACTTAACGTTGTATGCGATTGCTTCAACAACATCAACAACGTCATCGAAACAGTTGACGCTACCACCAGGAACATTGAAGTTAGGATACTGGATTTCCATATCCTTAACTGCTACATCAGCGATGTAGTTTTTGTTTGCTAGGAGTAGATCAGATGCGTCAGCAAAACGATCACCAACAGGGTTGATACCATTGTTAAGGATAGTCTTAACTTGACCGAATAGAGACTGAATTGCAGATGCAGTGGTAGCACACTCAGGATAAACTGTGTCTTGAGTGATAGTTGTGTCTACTGTACCCTCTTCACTTGACCAAATACCCTTACGATCGCCATTATCATCTTCTAGCTTGAAGAGGATTTTCGCATTGCTATTGGTTCCAATCGCATTAACTGCTTGACCAGTAGTCAAGTATGCTCTCACACCATTTACAACACTACCAAGTTCGATAGTTGTTGAGTTAACAATGTTTCTGATGTAAGTGTTAGCAGGAATGTTTGATGTAGTCAGACTGTTAGTATCAACAGTTGTATTGTTGGAGTTGACTACAGTATATTCCTCAACCTTCATGCCGATTGATAGACCGACAGTAGTTGGAACAGTAACAAATGCAGAACCATTAGTAACTGTACATCCTGTTTGTAGGAAGTCCCAGTTACGCATCGCTGCGATTGCTAGGTCACGAGCATACTCAAAACCTTCAATGGTCTCAAACTTCTCACCATCGATGTAGTTGAGTTGTCCACCAGTGAAGTATGCTTCAGCAGCTTGAACACTATTGATGTTACCACCAAGTCTCAAGTCACCAATGATAGCATCAAGGAGATATCCAATATCTCGCTTACACTTAGTGATGGTGATATTCTTAGTTAGAAGTGCAGGATACTTTGTAGTAATGTATCCATATGCTTCTTCTGCAATCAGATCTTTGTTGTCTTCAATTCTGTTAGCAGCATCCTGGTTCTTGTTATCAACAACCACCGTAGTGGGGTTGAGGATCTGCATCGAAGATGGATATGAGATGAAACCTGATGGTTCCAAAGTTGCATTAAAGATAGCATCGGTTGGGGTAGTTCTACCAGAACCTGCTGCATAAGGATCTAGTTCGACATAGATTTTATCATTCGATTTTGCACCAATTCTATATCCATTAATAGTAGCAGCAGGACGCTTCTTAGGATCTGTGATTCCTGTTCCTGCAAAATATAGTTTGGTATTTGTACCACGAGATGCCTGAACATCCCAGGTATAGTAATCAACTTCTTCTTCGTTAGCAGAAGATTCGACCAATCTTTCTGGTGGGATAATATCTGAAATGTATCCACCCTTATCCTGATTGAAGGAGTAACCCTTGTGTCCGATAGCATGAAGTGATGTGTTACCGAAGTTAGAGTTAGAGTTGGTGATGGACATATCACCACCTGACTCCATCAGGAAGTGATCAGCGAAACCAACAGCGAAGATCGAAACACACTGAACAAATGAATCATTCGATGCACGAATGTGGAAGTTTCTCCAGTCATCCTTCCAGTATGCATCACCCTTAGTATGATAAGGTGTAGTTGCGAAAGCATCACTTAGAGATGCCTGGTTCCATGTGTTAGTAAATCTATCATAACGAATGAATGCTCTGTCGTCTTTCTGCAACGAAACACCCGTGTACTGAGCGCAAACCATGGACTTAAATCCAGATGCTTTCGCACCATTTGCCCACAGACCACAGATACCCCAAGTCGAACGAATCGACAGGTTAAACATGTAAGGAGATGCAGACTCAACAGAGTCAACTTCTGCCTGAACATATGCGTTGGTCGATAGACCATTACCTGTAGTATATGTCTGGTTATTTTGTAGACCCAGACCAGCAACAGTTCCTGTTAATTCAAACTCAAAGACTCTACGGTTGGTAGTGTCGAGAGCAGTAACGTCAAACGTACCATTCAGTGCATCATCTAGACCGTTCTCTTGAATAGCAACGTACTGCCCTTCAATGTAACCGTGAGCAATCTTAGTTGTTACCTGAACAGTAACAGTTCCTGCTGGTGAGGAATCAGTAACTCTGATCGAATCAATCGTTCTGAGGTCAGACAAAGGACCAACGATTCTGGTCTCTTGAATCTTTGCACCAAACTCATTTGCATCATCAATCGTTGGTTGATACTCAGCAAATGCTTTAGCAATCTTCTCGTAATAGATCTCAAGTTCAGTCTTTTGAGCGTACTCAAATACAGTGATCTTGTGGTGAGAGAACTCAGGAATTGCTAGGTTAGCACTATCATCTTTACGATAGTAAACCTTACCAACACCAGTGTTTGAATCATATAGAGGAGACTTGGTAGTGAGATCTCCATCCTTGATTGTGAACTGCCAAATGTATGCGCCACCAGTTACATTGAACATTGATGTTCTTGCCTGCTCTTTGTCTGCAGGATCAGGAACATATAGAGGACGAATGATTGTACGACGGAGGTCATAACCAACCAGTGAACAACCACGAGGAACTACACAACCACCTTCAGTGCCGTTAAACTGATAGAGAACGTTGTTAGGATTAGATAGATCTAGGAGGGAAGAATCTGTCCAAGCATTGTTTGACTGATCAAAACTGAATACTGGTGTTGTTGAATTATTCGCTGGACCAGGACGGTTATCGATGTAGTGATCACCAGGCATCAGCATGATGGTGAACTCATCAAATCTATCGTTATCAATACCAGGCAGGTACGAGTAACGTGCTACCTCAATAAATGCTCTCTGAATTGTCTTGAATGGACGATTTGGAGAGTTACCTCTATTGTCTAGCTCATCACTAGCATTAAAGTCGTCTGGAGAGACGTAGAGATAGCGACCTGTCTTACTGGAAATCAGGTTATCTAGTCTAGTTAGCGGCATAATTCAGTGTTACCAATACTGGTGTTGTTAGTCCTCGGATTATTTATCAGAGTTATTTACCGACTCCATAGTCGGATGCAGTTGACTCCAGATTAGATTGAATAGTTTGATGCAGTTTCGCTACTGCTTTACGAGTTTCTTCAGTCTCTTCCCACTCCCAGGTATCACCAGACTTGGTTACAAATTGACGTTTAATTGTTTTGCTCATAAGAATAATCCTTTTTCAGACATGTATTGTAGTGTTTCTTTCATGCTACCGATATGTTGTCTACCGATAGCGATTTGTGGGTAGGTTGCTTCAGAACCAAACTCACCACGGAACTGATGTTCTGTGAAGTGCTGACCCAATTTGTATTCGTGGAACTCACCATCAAGTGCTTTGAGCAGCATAGACATACGCTCACACTCTTGACTACCATTACTATAAATTACGACAGTATCAGTCACGTTGCCTCCAGTCGTCAGGTTTATCTTGCTTGAACCAATCTACAATTTCATCGGCACCACTGAACCCCGTTCTGTAATTAGATGGGTCGGGGTCGCCTAGTCCCATCTTATTCATAAAATCATCCATACTGCCCTCCTGAATATCCTGTGCTGCCTGACGGCGAGCTTTGTTTAACCAGTCTCTAGCAGTTGTATATGACTTGGCGAGTTTCTCTGCCCAGATCATATCCTCTAATTTTACATCCTCCTTGTTTGCGATCTTTTTACAGATAAATTCCAGTCTTAGTCTGTATTTGGTAGACAGCATATTATTCTTCCGAGAGATAGTGCTCTAGTTGGTTGATCCGTTGGAACTCAGCATACGCTGCTTCAGAGCGAATGTGAAGGATATCACGAAGGTCATCCATAATGAAAGTGGGATCGATACCATCTTCTAGGTATTTATCGATTGCTTCCTTGAGATACCTGTATCTATGCCACTCTTGACTGTAAGGTTTGTAGTTCATAATAAATTAAGTACAACTTAGTGTAATTCTAGGTCCATGTAAAACTGCCTTATGTGGTACAAAAGCTGGGATGAAGATAGAATCACCTGGATATAGTGTATGTATAGATTGGTCTTCAAATGCATAAGAAATTTCTCCTAGCATCTGAGTTATTATAACATCATATGGGTCAGTATGCAAAGGAAATATTTTAGAAACTTTTGAAAACGAGACGTAGACATCCATAGTTTTAGGATTTAACTCGTCCATTGCATCTTGAAGACTACCAGGAAAACTAGAAAGATCGCCGTGCTTCAATTGAAGTGACGGCAACATGCTATCATCACTAATTATCAACACAAGTGGAGTATCACTGTCTTGACTTGAATCTAGATCAATTTTTTTAATCACGTCATCCCAAGTGACTCTAGATTTTACGTGATCTCTGATTATTTTCATAACTCCTCCACCTGGGCTCGAACCAGGGACATTTTGATTAACAGTCAAACGCTCTACCGACTGAGCTATAGAGGAATATTCGCTATTCGCGAATGGAGAATAGGAGACTCGAACTCCTGACATCCTGCTTGCAAAGCAGGCGCTCTACCAACTGAGCTAATTCCCCTAAAAATAACCGCTGCAGCGTCCCACAGCGGTAGCAGTCAAGAGGGGTCCCACCTCTCTCTCACGCGGGTTGGATTTCCAGTTCTTTTTTCTCCTGGAGACGTGAGCACGGGTGTCGCCATCCCGTGTAAGCCCCCGATCTGATTTGAACAGACGACCTGAGCTTTACAAAAGCCCTGCTCTACCACTGAGCTACAAGGGCGAGGGAGGGGGTATCCCACCCCCAATAGGTTATTTGGGTAACAAGGCTAACCTAACCCCGATCTCCGTTCAGGCAGTCGCGAGGTCGCGAGTGCGGGAGAATGCAACGATATTGTTCGCTGCGACATCAGATGTTTTTGCATCTATTGGTTGCTTATCCAAGCAGGTTTCAGTCACGCTCCGTATACCCCGTCGAGACCATGGCACCCCCATGAAGTGGAAGTGAGGGGAATCGAACCCCTGTCCGAAATGTCGGTGGCGTCACCTACATGTCTTTTAGAGTCATCCATCAGGACTATGCTCAAATTATACCACGTTCTCGGTAGAATTTCAAGAATCCCCACTCACTTCCCCAAACTTGTCGATCAGTTTCAAAGTCGAATCCCTGATCTAGGACCCAGTAATAATCATCACCGAGTTCAATTTGGTTCTTGAGATAAGTCTTCTTACCTCTCCACTGAACCGTGCATTCCTTGCCTGCGAGAGAACCTTTGTACATCTCGCCGTCCAACTTGAAAAGTATATCACAACCCAGTCGTCTTTGCAAGGGTTTTTCGCGAAGAATATCTAGATTCTTGCAACCAACGTGTTGTTCAGGATCCTGAACTTCGTAGTTCTGTACTATGTAGTCATCTCCGATAGGGAGTATTTTTAGAATGAACTGACGATATGGTTGCCTAGGATTATAATCATATGCTTGCTCACCATAAAACAAATGATCACCCAGTTTAATGTGTGCGATGTTGATGTGTGCATACCTAGTGGGTTGCTTCATCGCTTGATACTTATTACTAAAACGTCCTTCCAGACAATCTTCAAACGGTTTCATCAGGCATCAACTCAGGATTCAATACAGGTACATTGAACAATAATGGGTGTGCTTCTTCCATGATCAAATAATCAGACGCTGAGTAGATATAATCTAGAGTAAATTCTGGATTTGTAGCACATTCTGCTAGTATCCACTGATTCTCTTTGTCTTCTTTTTCTAATGAATCGAATGTAAAGGGCATACCAGCAATAAAATACATCTTGACTGGTGTATTGTCTACCCAGCAATATTTTGTTTCTAGCTCATACCCTTTGAAAGACATGCCTTTGTTTGCATTTACACATAAGTATTTAACACTTATGCGAGCGGGGGGAATTGAACCCCCACGATTTTTTACAATCAGCGGATTTTAAGTCCGATGCGTCTACCGATTCCGCCACGCTCGCATGTCCATAGTATAGCATAAAAAAGGGGAGAAGTCTGATTCTGACCAGACTCTCCCCTGCGGCGACGATATAACCTATTTAGATCAGAAGGAATACTTCAGACCCAGCTTAGCACCATATCCACGATCGATATCGTCATCACCAGAACCAACGAACGAGACCTCACCATATGCACCAAGTGCCTCGGTCAGACCCAGACCGACACCTGCCTTACCAGAGGGGACGGTATCAGCGTCACCGCCGTCTGGAGTCAGCACGGTAGCACCGCCCTGAACGTAGTAGGAACCAGACTCACCGAAAGTTCCTTCGTAGCCTACGTGGAGATCCGTAGCGGCACCATTGTACTCCGAACCCGTCCAACCAGCATTGGTTTCCACGTTGACGTAGGGTCCTGCAAGGGCAGCAGCAGGAGCGAAAGCGAGAGCAGCAGCAGCTGCGAAAGCAGTTTTGATCATTTTTGTTTACCTTTGTAGTTTACTTGCGGAGTGGTTACCCGCAGATGTTGGATGAGGTTTTCCCCATCGCATGAATACAATTTATCAGCAAAAAGGGGGCAATGCAAGCCCCCTTGTGCCAGTTTGTTCTCGGTCACATTTTGTAATCAGTTGAGATTGATCTGAGAACCCGTGATATTAACGATACCCGTGACTGTGATGTTCATCAGACCAGCGACTGTCTCAGTGAGATTACCAGAGTACGTGCCTGAATAAGGACCAGTGAAGGTTTCTGTGGTGTTACCAGTCACCGTATTAGTGAAGTTTCCAGTAATTTCTGTAGTATTATTTCCAGTAATAGTCTCACTAAAATTACCAGTGATAGCCTCAACAAAGTTACCTTCTACTGTGTTTGAATAGTTTCCAGTAGCACTCTCAGTCAAGTTACCAGTAATTTGTTCGGTAACGTTTCCTTCAATCGCAGTAGTAACATTACCAGTATACTTTTCAGTTAGATTTCCAGCAGCAATAGTATGCGTAACATTACCCTGAGCAACGCTAAGAGAGAATGAACTGGGATTCTTAACTGTTGGAATTGGTTTTGGTGGTGTACCAGCGACATTCACCTCCATCTTTCCACCAACATCAATGGAAAAATCACCAGCTGCAGTAAGTTTCAAGTGTCCAGCACTTGAAATAGTATGACATGCTCTAGGATCTAGAATCTGTCTAATAGTTGCCTCACCCAGAACGTTCTGTGTGATACCACCAGAAACTGTCTGGTTAATAAAAGTAGTATCGGTCTTGAAAGTATTTGCTACAAGAGAGACTGCTCCACCAGCACCATCTCCACCTTGAATGTTAACAGTGCTTCCTGATAGGTTTAGGTCTTTTAGAGCACGAACAGTTACGTTATCTCCTTTGAGAAATACATCTCCACCTTTAGATTCTACGTTAATATCACCATAAGACACGACAGAGACTGGTTTCTCTTCGTCAAGCATGTTTTCAACTTCCATGGCGAATCTACCACCAACCTTCACAGTCATATCACCTTGTGGTCTCATAGTAATTTGACCACCAGTTTCATCTTCACCGATCTTTCCACATCCAAAGAAAATGTTTCCAGTATCATCCATGTGAATGGACTGTCCATTATCAGTACATATGATTAGGGTAACTCTCCCTTCTTCATTCTGTGCTTTTGTAATCTTTACACCATTGATCTTATCAACAGATGTCGATCTCTGATCTGCTGAGTGTGGTGGTGTAACAACTGCTTCGTTGATATTACCACCATCGGGAAGATCAGCAACGAAGTTGTTTAAACTTGTTAGATAATTTTGTAGTGCTTCTTTTGTAAGACTCATGATGGGCAATCAACGTAACGACCAGTTCCAATCTTCGCATATCCAAGTAGATCGCGAGTATCACTATCTAGACATGATAGGCTAGCGAGTGCCTTAGCACCAAATCCACCACCACCAACAATTTCTACCGTAGGAGCATTATCAAAGATTTGTGTTCTATCTAAGACATCAAATCCAATCACAAATCCACTAGCATTAATTCTAGCGGTGACTAGAGATGAATCTCCATTAATGTAAACAGTTGGAATAGAAGTATATCCAGTTCCAGGTCTAGTTAGTGTTAGTGAGTCTAGCACACAATTGATGTTATCTGGTTTATTTGGTACAAAGTTTCTTCCTCTCTGAGTAACACGAATCTCAGTAACGTATCCATTGGAATCAAGCAGAGGAACTGCAAGTGCTCCCCATCCTTGACCAGTGATTGCTATGTGTGGTGGTAGCAAGTATGGATCTCCAGGATCATCAATCGTAATATCAATAATCTTACCGTCATCATCAACAATAATATCACCAATGGTAGGTGGTTTATGATCTGCAGGTGGTGATGGTACTAGTGGTTTTACTGGTGACTCATCTTGTCCGTTAATATCGACTGAAGTTTTAGCACCAGTTCCGTTTACAGTGAAGACAAGTGTTTCGGTTCCTTCAATCTCAGCATCCTCTCTAATACCAACAACAACTGTTGATTGGTTATTTACAATTGCGAAAGTTCCATATAGGTTTCCACCAATGATATCATCCTGATTAATGTTTAAACCGAACAAACTGTAGCTCAATATAGTATCGTTTGGAATACCATTTGTTGTAATGGTGTATGTAATAAACTCTCCTTCTTCGACCTGAGTCTTATCACTCTTAACAATTACGGATACTTCTTCAGCTACAATAACCTCAGGAATGAATGCATCAGGATCTGGATCATCGTCTTCTAGATCACCAGTTCCTCCATCTCCTGGTGGTGGTGAGGGAGGTGTAGGACCAACGATAATGTTTGGTGGTGTTGATGGAGTTGGATCATTAGGATCAACATCAGGTTTCAACCCAATAGTAACAATAGCAGTAGATTGAATGAATGATACATCTTGTGTTCCTGTAGAATACTCAATCGCTACTTCAAAATCTTCGGGAGTATCCTGCTCGCCATCTTGATATGTCTGAATAGAAATTACTCTCTCGGTTTGGTTAGGTCCAAATCCTAAAATACCACTAACATCTTGATAATCGACATCTTTGGTTGCACTTAATTCATAAGTTTGGAAAGTAACAGAACTAGATGCCTGAATATTACCAGATCTTATTACTTTTACTTGTGCTATATCACCCTCAAAGACATTGGTATCTTTGATTTCGTAAGTAATTGCTTCTGCAGGAGGATCTGTTGGGGTAGTTTCTCCTGGCGGTAAGGTAGATCCACCTGGGGGATTTTCATCTCCAGGACCAGGATAAATGGGACTATTACCACCACCAGGAGGAACATCAGGAAGACCACCAAAAATAATACCACCTGCTAATTCTGGTGGAGCATAAGATCTTGCGTCATCACATACACTCTGACCATAATCTAGTGGACCATTTTCAAGTCCATCAAGTAGACCATCCAAGAAATCACCAACTTCATCTTTCTTTTTCTTATTGCAGCGAGTATCTTCACTACCACAAGCAGAGTCAATACCACCACAAGAAATGCCTAGGATGGACATAATCTTAAACATTGCTCCACCGACAAGATTTAGAGCACCACCAGCAATGCCTAGGATCGCTTGTAATGGACCTAAAACAGCATCTAGAAGTCCACTAACGAATCCAGTAATCTTGTTAATAATTGCGTTGACGAAAATATCAACTTGACATGTTGCTGCTCTGAATACTTTGAGGAGGTAATCAAAGATGAGAGCAGTGATGAAGTCAACCAATCTCTCGTAAATATCTTCAATGCTACAACCAATCTTCTCTAGTGTTGTCTCTAGAAACTCCTGAACACCCTCTAGAATGCCCTCAAAAGGAGTTAAAATCAGTTTTACTAGGTATTCAATACCTTCTTTTAACTTAGCAATAATCTCGCCTCTGACGCGAGCGAGAGCAGATTTAACAATCCTCAGAACTTTATTGATGTAACCCTGTGCTTTTGAGGTGTACTTAAAGAGTTCACCGTTTACTTTGCCGACAAGATAATCTCCGATGTTTCCACTGCTATCCTGAACCATTTTAAACAACTCACCAAGAACATGGTTGAGTTCGCTTTTCGTATCAGGATTACATTCTGCTTGAGCAGTAGATACACAAACTTGTGTACCAAATGGATTTGCTGCACTATTCTCAGCAGCATGAGCTCCATCTGCTGGAGACATGGTTGTTTGAGAGTTACCAGCAAGTTGACCAGATGCTAGGTTCTTATTTGTAGCTGCATTTGCGCTACTATCAGCGGTAGGGTTTGTCTTTGGATTTACAGCAACTTTAAAACTTAAGCACTTATCCTCAGAAGTAGTGGATATAACATCCTCAGGGGGTGAATCCGCTGAGTTAGCAGTATGTCCAATAGATCCAAGAATAAGTGGTTTTGTTTTTTCAATATTCAACCAAAAACCAAATACCCAATCTCCTTCCTCAAGGTTTGCAGAAGCACCAGAAGATCCACCAGTTTTGTAAGGTACAGTAACTGGTAGAGCAGTGTGTGCCCAAGGCAAATCCTCGGTCTTTACATTTTCACAGTCAGCATCATGTACCCCAACGATTCTAACTCTAAAACGGTTAGATTTCTTTGGTTGATCAATTTCTTCAACTTGACCAATCCACCATTCAGCACCGTCAGATCCTAATTGGTGGGTTGGTAATAGAGATCGGATAGATGGATCCATACTAATCAGTTATCATGAATTTTGCACTCAGGTGCGCCAGGTTCTTGATCACAATAGAGTTCAAGGGGTGTGGGATCGTGATGATCTCCTGCTTCGATTTCTTCTTTGTGATGCTCAACGTATTCTTCTAGATCATGCAGTTCCTCTTCAATGTGACGACGTTGTTGGGGAGAGGTCATGGGATTCTGAAGAATCTCTTTGTCCTTAGCGATATGTGCTTCGATGTTTTCCATAGTTCGTTTGTGTGTAACGTGTTTTCCTATTCTACCATTCCAAGAGAGTCTCTCTGTAGTCTTAATGATGTTCTAACCTGCATGTTAGAAACTGCAAACGCTCTGGATATTTGAGTAACTAAGTAATATCCACTGTTTAGCCTATCAACACTGTTGTTTTTTCTGTCCTCTTGATTACTAGAATTAGGAAGCAGAACGCGCACCTTATCGCCCACAACTAAATCAAGGTTTCCTGGGACCTCGATACGCAATCCTTGAGTATTTAGGAGATAATTCCTAGAGATAGACTGACATATAACATCACGACTCCAGTCTAGCAATTGATTATCTCCACTTCCATTTGGAGAGGCAGAGTCTTGACCACTGTAAAAAGTCTCATGATCAATTATAGCAGAAATCTGTCGAGTTGGATAATCAGATAGTCTTTCTTGTTCTGGATTTAGTGTATCTTGTGCTCCTAAGTGTGCTTGGTTTTCAAATGATTTTTTCGCAGAGAAAATTTTCTGCTCATATTCTCCTGTAGACATGTTATAGAAAGCTGCCTTAGATGCATATGCTCCCAGTCTCAATCCTTCCATGAGATTGATCTCACCAAGAAACTGCACCGATAAGATAGTATCATCATATGAGTCTTCTGCGGCACTATCAACAAACGTTTTTACTTCAGTTTGTTGATTACCAAACTTTCCTTGTAGATCACATAAAGAATCGATGGATCTGAAGTTGTATCCATTATGATTTTCAAAGAAGAAATATCCTGCACTACCAGATAAAAACTCTCCAGACTGACTGGATTGCTCTGCTGTAGATGACTTACTCAGTAGTGTCTTATCCTGAATAGATGCGATTACAGAGAATGGACTCTTTCCACTTGGAATAATTTTCAGTCTATTCTGTGATGGATCAGATGTAACTTCTTTATCTGTATCAAGAAACTCGGTCAATATACTCTCAACAATTTCATGAGGATATCCCTCTTGTGTATTACTAACCTTACGTCCTTCATTAGTAAGTGCCTCAGCACTAATCAAACCAATATTGTATCTCTGAATCTTATTTGAAATCATTCGATCGCCAACGCGATACACAATAAAGTTGTAAGTATATGTCTGTTCGTCAGGTCCTTTCACTTTAATCTCTACACTCTCACCACCAGTAATCCCACCATCTTCTTCAGATCCGATAATATTAATTGCAGAATCAACAATATTTAAATTCGCAGTAATGAATGGTTTTGAGATATCTTCATAATAACTATACCCCATGACCAAAGGAGCAATACCATACGCCTTACCAGTATTTGTGGTAAGTGTGATGCTTTCAAATACAAAAGAGGCAGCGTTATTATTATTCTTCATTGCGATAACTTAAACAGTGTAAGTGGTGCTAGGTTAGCAGCGTTAGGATCAGTCAAAGGCATTACGAATGGATTTGCGCCAAGACCACCAGATTGCTGTTGTTGAGGTTGTGCAGCTCTCTGTTGAGTAGCCTGATTGAATTCCATGACCTTAGCGAGTGCTGCCAGTTCAGGATTTTCTTTTGCTGCTGCTTGGATTCTTGGAAGCATAACAGATCCAGTTGTATTGTTTGGAGGAGCAACATTAGCTGCATTATTTTGAGCAGCCTTAAGTTCTGCGTTTTTAACTTTAGATTTACCTTTAGTGAACTGCAATGGATCTACAGCACTACCTCGTCCTTGATATCCACCAGGATGTCTTTCCAAGTGTAAGTGAGTATTATCGGAAGCCATTGCTCCAGTGCCTGGCCAATATTTAACTGTAGCAATCTTATCACCTTTATTTACTTCGTCTCCTTGAGCAACTGTTGGATCAACGTGACCATATAAAGTTGCGTTTCCATCATCACTAGTCACAACAACTGCAGATCCATGCATGAAATCTGGAATGATGTGAGAGACAGTTCCTTTCTCCATTGAAGTGACTGGTGATCCTCTATCAACACCAATATCAATTCCTCTATGATCTTTAGATCCATATCCAAGATCTCTCTTACCAAAACCACTGTTGAATTGAGGTCTTCCTTGTGGTAGAACTGCAGAGAAATCACTCTCGCTAGTTTGACCAGTGTAAGGTTGAGATCCAGGAGTTACACCAGGCACATTAGTCATTCCCAACGATCTCATCATTCTTTGGAACGTTCCACTCATTCCTTGGAATAAATTATTCATCGGTCCACCAGGACTATTCAACATTCCCCCAAGTTGACCCAATGCCCCACCACTGATTCCAGACAATTGGAGATTTGATATTCCACTAATTTTGAGCAGTTTATCAAGAACTGGTCTGAGTACAGGACCCATGAGTTGTCCAATAGGACCGAGAATTTTGATAACTTCACTAATAGCGACAGCAATACCACCAATTGCAAACTTAAATGGTTGCTCTAGGGCAGTCTTCATATGTGCGCCCATTTCATTAACAAGTTGTCTTCCTCCAAATGGAGTAAAGGATACAAGTTCACCGCCCGCTTCACCACCTTGGAATGGTCCAAAGTTAGAAGGATTGTCTAGGAAGTATGAACCGCCACTAGCATTCTTGACTTCACCCTCACCACGCATCTTAGCATCTGCTTTCTTAGCAGCATCGCCATACAATCCTAGTGTACCAAATGATCCTTTCTCATCTGGAATGATGTTTAAGAAGTCAATAGCATTGAGTCCTTGTCTAGCAGACTCACGGATATTAGAGTCAATATCCGCCATCACTTCATTGGATTTCTCCATGTTAAATCCAGAGTTGATAAACTCAAAGATTGCGCGGAATGGAGCGCCAATTGTCTCAAGTGCTGCAGAAAGTCCTTCAACAATGCTGCTCACCAAATTCAACGCCATATTATTTCCATCACCACGAACCCAATCACCGACCCCACGGGTCATTTCTCCAATATAAGATGATGTGATACCAGCGCCAATAACTGCTGCAGCAGATGATAAAGCGGTTCCAATTGTAGCTTTAATACCAGTAGCACCACCGAGCATTAGAGCATCTCCTGCAGCGTCAGCAGAATCAACAATAGCACCAGCGTAATCGCCCGCCATGATAGATAAACCTGCTGAAATAGCGGATGCGCCAGGAACCAAATACTTTCCTGCTCCAGCCTTATCTACCATTTTAGAAGCATCACTCATTGCTCCAGCAGCATTTGATATTCCTTTTGTTGGAATATCAGGTGCTTTTGGTTTTGGAATAGCGGGAGTTACTGGTTTTACATCTAGATCGACCTTTTTTCTTCTGAGTGCCGCAACAGCTTGTTCCTGAGCCTCTCTTCCGAGTGATTGATCTCGTGCTTGTTTTAGTAATCGATCAACCGAACTTTCACCACTACCATCAACTCTAAGTGCTCTTGGATCAACCTTAGAAGTATCAACTCTTCCAATTTCTAGTGGTTCTAAAGCTCTAGTCTGTGCTTTTACTTCAGGATTAAATGCTTGACCTTGACCAGGAGGTAGTGCTCTCTGTCCAGAGACTGGTGCTGGAGTTGTTCTTGCTAATGCAGAAGATTGTGGTGTTACACTAGCAGGTGGTAGTGCAAGTTGAGAAGACCGTGCAGGTGGTAGTGCTCCTCTAACAGCAGCAGCAGGCGGCAATGCTGCCTTAGGCATCTCCCTGACTCGCACAGGTACGACTCTAAGAGCATCAGCAAGTGCTCCTGCAAGTTTTCTTGCCGCCATTGCAGCAGCAACCATTGCCGCTGCTTTCATAATAATTGGTGCTAATGCTTTAACAGCAGATATTACACCATTGAGTAGACCCAGCAAAAAGTCTAACCACTTGGGTCTTTTCGCTCTAGCATAATCTTGAGTTCCTGAGAGATCTTCTGTCTCTTCTAACTCAGATTCTTGTTTACTAAACTTAGCAAGAGCACCTCCCATTTTACCAGGCATAAGTGCTAGTAATTGAGATTGTGCAGTAATTAACTTAGTCTGCTTTTTATTCTCTTCTAATACCTGTACGTTTACTGCGACTAACTTATCATCATACTTTGTAATTGCTCCACCATCTGTAGGAACAATTGCACTACTTCCAGCACTTAATAGATTTGCTTGTCCAGAAACTAGTAACTTTTGATTTGGAGTAACAACAGATACACTAGCAGGAACCGCTCCCCCTCCTCCACCACCAGTTGGCGCTAAGGGTCCACCCTTCCCAGAACCAGACTTTTTTTCGTCTTTATCCTTTCGGTTTCTAAATCTATTAATTAGGGATTCGGTTATGCTACCAGAAGTAATTTCATAACCCTGAGTTCCTGAAGGCATTAGAAGTTAGATTGTTGTTGTTTTTGCTCTTCAATGAATTGGGTAAGTAACGCCAAATAGACGATTCTTTCCCAAGGTATCATATTATCTAGCTCGGTCAAAGAGTATTTATGATGCTGCATCAGGGCGAAATTAGTCTGGTAATACTCTTCCAAAGATGTATGGAAGAGTGCTATGCGAAAAAACTCTGTAGACCCTCAATAGTATAATTAGATGTCTTCCCTGTATTAGGATTCTTGACTTCAAATGTATGCTGAAGTCTGGGCATCGTCTCAAAGAACGTAGTAAGTTTTTGGAACTGTTCTTGAGTCATACTCTCAATAAAGGACAGAAGTTCTTTCTTTGTACAGTCAGATGCTTCTGTAATCTCTTCACCTTCAAAGATTTGATCAAGAGATTCAACAACAATATCCAAAGGATCTGCATTTGGATCAGTAACAAACCCAGTTCTAATAAACTGAGAGACACTAGGATACTTCATGATTACACCAACTTTATCACTCAGCATAATCTTATCGCTATGTCCTTCTGGTTTGTAAACTTCAATCGTATTGATGTTAACACTATGACTGACTTCAGTCTCGTTATCATCCAAGCAACGGACATTGAGAACAATCTCCTCACCAACTGAAGCGGCACGAATTCTCAGGAAAAGATATTCAAGATCAAAACTTGCTAGGTTCTCTGGTTTTACACCACGAGTGATAATACAAGCACTCATAACATCCATGACTGCTTGAGTGATTTGACTCTCATCTCCAGAGTCTGTAGCGATAAGGAGAAGTTTTTCTTCTTTTACGAGAAATGGACGATACTTAACTTTTTTGCCAGTAGAAGGCAATTCCAACTCATAGGTTGGTGCAGTAACCTTTGGTAATGCCATAATAAAATCCTATTTTAAATATTTATGCTGTAGTTGAGGATCCAAATCCATTTAAGAAATTCAGTGCTAGTGTTCCCGAACCTCTATTATCATTATACACTACTCTGTGCTTAGAATAGTAAAAATTAGCAGTGCATTTTGTAAGTTGCGACTGTCCAAATGAAAGAGGAACAGCATCTATTTGATATGGATATGCATCCTGAAGAATATGCACTGCAGATATTCTAGATGCATCTCCATTAGGTCCTTTCTCTGCTTTAGCAATCCTAATTGTGCAGTAATAATCGTCAGGATATCTAAGTCTGGTTGCTCTATTTGATACTTGAGGTGCTACTCCCATCATTGCTCCCTCACTAGCACCAATTTGAGATCCAGCTGCTGTATCGATCTCACCTGATGCATCATATTCCTGAAAAATGTACTGCCACCATGATTGAACGAATTTATATGGTTCCATGTTAGCATCACACATCCACCCCAGACTAAAATCAGTGTACATTTTAGTGTGTGCGTAAGATCGCATCCCTTCACCTAAATGCATACCAGTAACTTGACCAGTTGCTGCTTGTGATGGTGGAAGACTTACTTCATCACAAAAAGTTTCATATAATTTACTTGCACTTGGTGCGAGATAATCGATTACA